GAAGGAACCAGTAGACTGCCGTCTTTCGACGCCAGCCGGTTTCTCGGGGATAGTCCCCCCTCCTGGTCGCACTAAGGCGGCCAGGCAGGGAACCATCCCTGTGAGGCGTTCGCGTGGAAGCGCGTCTGCCTTACCGGGTAAAATCTACGGTTGGAGCCGCCGACAACGGGATAGGTTCGCGATGTTGCTGTCGTCTTTCGACGCAGCCCTCGCAGCCTATTCCGGTGTCGTCGTCTCCAGAGGTACACGCTCTCTACCGCCATCGCTCCGGTTATTCCGGACGATGACGCGTAAGTGGCTTTCAGTGACTGCCCGCGGGAACGGAGTTGAGTTCGCCATCGCTTCTGCGAAGGAGTTCTCGGCTGCGTGCCGTGCGGGTTGGATTTCGGGGACTGTTCCGGACCACTTCTTTATGAAGTGGCTCCCGGAACCCGTCCGTCGTAAGTCCGGGTTGTGGGCCCAGCTCTCGTTCATTGGACGTTCTCTCCCCGAGGGGGGCGACCGCCATGAGATCGAGGCGCTGGCCAACCATAAGGCTGCGTTGTCCAGTTCCTTCGAGGTTCCCGCGGACGTACTTACGTCTCTAAGGAATTACTCGGAGGACTGGGCTCGCCGCCACCTCGCCGCGGATCCTGATCCTTCGCTGCTCTGCGAACCCTGTACGGGTAACAGTGCAACGTTTGAACGGACCCGCCGTGAGGGTGGTTTTGCACAATCAATCACTGACTTGGTTTCGTCCTCACCCACTGACAACCTCCTTCCCCTTGAGTCTATGCCCTTTGGGCCGACTCAAGGTCAGGCGCTGCCAGTGCACGTGCTCGAGGTCTCTCTCTCTCGATACCACAACGGCTCAGACCCTAAGGGTAGAGTCTCTGTGGTGAGAGAAAGAGGTCACAAGGTCCGTGTGGTCTCCGCAATGGAGACCCACGAGCTTGTACTCGGTCACGCGGCTAGACGCAGACTCTTTAAGGGACTGCGCCGTGAGCGTCGACTCAGAGACACCCTTAAGGGTGACTTCGAGGCGACAACCAAGGCCTTTGTGGGTTGTGCTGGTACCGTTATCTCGTCAGATATGAAATCTGCCTCGGACCTCATCCCTCTATCAGTCGCATCCGCGATTGTAGATGGTTTGGAGGCCTCTGGTAGGCTCCTACCTGTGGAGGTAGCCGGTCTTCGGGCCTGTACTGGCCCTCAGCACTTAGTCTATCCTGACGGATCCGAGATCACCACGCGACGGGGAATCCTTATGGGACTCCCTACCACGTGGGCGATTCTGAATCTCATGCACCTATGGTGCTGGGACTCTGCGGACCGCCAGTATCGACTAGAGGGACACCCCTTCCGCGCTACGGTTAGATCTGATTGTCGCGTTTGCGGCGATGATCTAATCGGCGTGGGTCCAGACTCTCTGTTACGGTCTTACGACCGTAACCTAGGTCTGGTTGGGATGATCCTCTCCCCTGGCAAGCACTTCCGCAGTAATAGGAGGGGGGTCTTCCTCGAGCGTTTGCTCGAGTTCCAGACCCGTAAGACCGTGTACGAGCACGCCGTGATCTACCGTAAGGTAGGCCACCGTCGTGTGCCCGTGGATCGGTCTCACATCCCCGTCGTCACCCGGGTAACCGTCCTGAATACCATCCCACTAAAGGGGTTGGTTCGGGCTTCGGTTCTCGGTCGTGACGATCCTCCTGTTTGGTGGGCTGCGGCTGTGGCGGAGTCTTCACTGCTAAGCGACTATCCTCGTAAGAAGATATTCGCTGCAGCGCGGACTCTCCGCCCTGGCCTCTCCCGCCAATTCAGGAGGTTGGGGATCCCACCATTCCTCCCCCGTGAACTCGGTGGCGCGGGCCTGGTCGGATCTTCCGACCGGGTCGACGCCCCTGCGTTCCACAGGAAAGCCATTTCCTCCCTGGTATGGGGCTCCGATGCTACTGCTGCATACAGTTTTATCCGTATGTGGCAGGGCTTCGAAGGCCATCCTTGGAAGACGGCGGCCTCACAGGAGACGGACACTTGGTTCGCCGACTATAAGGTCACCCGGCCGGGTAAGATGTACCCGGACCGTTACGGCTTTCTTGACGGAGAGTCTCTCCGGACTAAGTCAACTATGTTGAACTCGGCCGTTTATGAGACTTTCCTCGGACCTGACCCTGATGCCACCCATTACCCTTCCTTGCGAATCGTCGCCAGTAGACTGGCGAAGGTTCGGAAGGACTTGGTAAGTCGGTGGCCATCGGTCAGACCCGTGGGGAAGGATCTTGGTACCATCTTGGAAGCCTTTGAAGAGTCAAAGCTGTGCACCCTTTGGGTGACACCTTATGACGCTTCGGGCTACTTTGATGATTCCTTGTTACTGATGGATGAGAGTGTGTACCAACGTAGATTCCGGCAACTGGTCATTGCCGGCTTGATGCGTGAAGGCCGGATGGGTGACTTATTGTTTCCCAACTGGCTTCCACCATCCACCGTGGTCTCGGG